GATCCAGAGGAGCTGTGTTCTGAGGAATGCATGCATTTGGATCTTAATGGCAAGAAGTGTGAACATGCTCTTGAAGCTGAAAAGGCTGGCGCTATTGGTGGTGAACATCTAGAGCGTAAAGCGTCGAATAAGGGCAAAGGTAAGACTTCTCCAGGAAAAGTGTATGCAAAGAAACATCGTATGCGTAAACCCTGGGTTGACTACGACAGTGAGGGTGAACCCGTGTCGTGCACATATACTGATATGAGTGGGAATTTGATCGTTGCTGATGGTAAGAAGGCAGCTAAGGCTATGCTGGATGCCATCACCATCGGTGATAGTAAGTGGTCTTCGCGAGGCAAGAATGCTGAGCAGGATGTGGACTTGCAAGGTCCCCGATGGGTGGGTAAACGATCTGGTGAACACTCTGAAGGTAAGGAAAATTTGGAATTGGTCTTTAAGAAGTTGAAGAGCAGCAATGAACTCGTTGAGCTATGGCTCCCTGAGAGGATTGTTGCTAACTTTGAGCGACTTGAAGCCGCGGTTAAGCTAAAGAAGGAAATAACTGAGGCAAAATCGTCAGTGGTGAAGTCTAAGAAGAAAGCTCTAACTAAGCATGATGCTGAGTGGGTGAGTAAGCAGACCTGTAACTACTGTAAGGAGTCGGGACATATTAAGGAGAACGGTGGTGTGATTACCTGCCCAAAGCTCTTGAAGCTTTTGGCAGCGAAAACTAAGTCAGAATCCCTTAACGTTGAGTGGAAGGTCAAGGAGAAGTCTGAGGCGAAAATCAATGGTGAGCAATATTCAACGCAACACATAGCCAAATCTACGGGTTGGGCTGAGTGTGCGCATAAGTCGATGAACTTTACTGCGTGTTTGAATGGTCTCATTGTGTCAGGACATTTGGCGGTGGAGGGTGAATCCCATATCACTTTCTACCATGCGGTGTGTGCGCGTGATGGTGTGAAGATAGCGATTGAGAAGGGCAAGAAGATTGCTCGAGATACTTTGCTATTTCCACGTCCTGTGGCCTGGAAGTCTGAGGACTGTCCTAACCTTGGTTGTCGATCTCCTGTGGTCGGTGAGAAGGTGAAATTGATTGCATATTCGGATCAGTCGACTGCTCTGTTGAGTAAGCCGGCTGATGATTCGGGTGTTATCAAGGCTGTTATCGCGCTCCCCAATGAGGAGCGGGCGTTCTACAATGTTTCATCTATTGATGGTAATTGTGGTGCTCCAGTGTGCAATGCGGCAGGTAAGGTGGTGGGATGGCACAATGCGACGACTGATCGCGAAACTGTGTTTATCCCCTGCACGACCCTGGTTGTGTCACTGGCTACGTCATCCCCGCCATCTTTTTAGATGGCCCACTGCCCGACACGGAAATCTGGTCGGCCTGGTACTCTAAGTACTTGGACCGAACTGTGTTCTATGCTCGTGGTTTTATGTTCAGTGGGCTTGATGTGAGGTCTGCCGAGTTCAGACAATACTTCAAGAAGGGAAATTTTGATTATGTGGGTCGCGTGAATCGTCATAGTAATATGAAGTCTAGCGAGACCCTGAACTCTTCGTTTGCTTGCTTTTGCCAGTTGAAGGGAATTCCAATCCCGGATGGTTATAGGCAGGTGCGCCCTAATATGGCCGCTTCGTTCAAATCAGTTTCTAAATATGATAAGAATCAGCCTTCTCTGGATGAGAGGGCTTGGGCTATTTCGGGTGAGTGGACCAAGCAACATTTTCAATGTATGAATGGTTCCTCGGAAACAACTTTGGCAGGTGTTCTGCAGGAGATGGATAAGTCCACTTCTGCTGGATACCCATGGAATTTGAAGTTCAAGAATAAGCGTGATTTCTTGGATGATCCAGTCGCTGTTCAGGCGTTGGATCATTATTGGGCTTTGATCTCGTCTTCTCAGGAGGAAATGGTTCCTATTTGGACCTGTTCCCAAAAGTGTGAGTTGAGATCAGTGGAGAAGTTGCAGGATAATAATGTGCGAACATTTCTTGCATCGCCGTTTGAACATTCGGCTTCACTAAATAGATTGTGTCTTGATATGAACAATCGATTCTATGATAATGCTGGTGATCGGATTTGGTCCATCGTTGGCATGTCGAAGTTTATGGGAGGTTGGGATCGGATGTATACTCGTCTAGCCCGGAAAGGTGATGAGCGATCTGCGCAATTCGAACGAAATGCGCATGAGCTCGACGAGAGTCAGTTCGATTCAAGCCTGTTCGCGCGGGCTCTGTATGGTCAGCGCGACATTCGGTGGAGTATGCTCAGTGAGGGTCATCGGACACCAGACAATTGGCAGCGCATGTGCGCTTTGTACGATAGTATCGTGCATTCGGTCATTGTTTTGGAAAATGGTGAACTTGGGCAGAAACATACGGGTAATCCATCAGGCAGCAGTAATACGATTGTGGACAATACAATGATATTGTATCGACTGTTTGCTTATGGGTGGATTGTTTTGGCAATTGAGAAAGGGCGGAATCCCGATTATCAAGATTTCAGCAGTAATGTTGAAGCAGCACTGTGTGGTGATGACAACACTTATACGTGTAGTGATGAAGTAGTGGAGTGGTTCTCTCCTATTAATATTGCGCGTGTGTGGTCATCGATCGGTGTTACGACCAAAACACCATGTTTCCAACCTAGGCCGCTTAGTGAAGTTCAGTTTCTTTCTAACGGCTTTGTCTTTGATGACAAGCTTGGGATGTGGATGCCTATTCCGGAATCCGAGCGTGTGCTTTCGAGCATGGCTTGGGGGTCGGACGTCGATGACGTCCGATGGCATTTCCTGCGTGCTAGCGCCTTGCGTATGGACTCATATTATAATCCTACCTGCCGTACTACGCTGTCCTCCTACATTTCGTGGCTCATGATTGAGCATAAAGCGAAGATGTATGGTTCGGTACAGCGTGCGACAGGAGATATAACTATGGAGATGATACGAGGAAATTGGAAGTCGGATACCTGGATTGAGGGGTTATACTGTGGTCACGAGGCGGCCGTCTCGGAACGTGAAGCCGCGGCACAAGTGTCGCTCGCGTTTAAATATCTTGACCAACAGAATCCTCTTGTGCCCTGTGAATTTTCGTGTGAGCGTTTACAGTGTAAGACTAAGTCTGATTCAGGTGTAGGATGGGTAAGAGTAAGGCTGCAAAAGCCCGAAAGGCCCAGCGGAAGGCTGCTGCTAAATCGCAAGCTGCTATGTCAGCGCCTAAGGCGCTCAAGCAGAAGAAGAAGAAGCAGAAGCAAGGAAAATCCGGTCTGCGGATGCAGCCGGTTGGACCAGGTGATAATATCAAATCGTCCAAGAAGTCAGGCCTCCAGAATTTTATGGTCTCGGGTGCAACCACACGCCGAGCACAGACAATTTGTGAGGATGAGTACATTGGTGAAGTTATTGCTACTAGCACTGGCTATGCCAATGTGCAGTATGCGG